ACCTGCGCATAGGTCGGCGCTGTCGCATTGATCACGCCCAATGCCGTTCGCGCTGTCGCTGCTGTACCGTCTGAGCCCAGCAAACCCGTAAGGTAGTCGTTTAAAGAATCAAGGGCAGTCTTGAACTGCCCTTGGGTTACGGTAGTGCCAGTAAAACTGGCCTTGGATGGAATAGCTGCCATGAATGCCTCCGGTTATTTCCACATGGGCGCGGAGTTCCCCTGGCCCGGCACATAGCCCGGCTCAAAGGTAACGATCACGCCGTCTGCGCGTTTGAGATAAATTTTTCCGTCCGCCACGTTGAGTACCAACTCACCCAGCGTGACTTGCGCAGCGGTGGGCACAGCGGCTGCCGTACTGCTGCGCTTGTGCAGGATGGTGTTGGGCATGGTTAGAACGAGCCTCCGTCAATCGTGGCGCTGGTGGACAAGGCGTCCGTGATACCAAAGCCAGACAGGGTTGTAGGTTTGCCACTGACGCTGGTCCATGCAGGCGTGACCGTGACAGCCGCACCAATGGCTGTGACTCTGCCTTTGGCATCAACGGTGAATGGCGTATGCGCCGTGGCTGAATTGTTGTATGTGCCCGCCGTCACGCCGCTGGCAGCCAGGGTGAGCGCCATCGATGTTGTTCCCGAACCAGTGACATCGCCTGAGACCGTGATGTTTTGGTTGGCTGTGATGTAGCCCGGGTTGGTGCCCGCAGTGACCCGTCCGGTGACATCCACCGTCATGCTGGAATAGGTTCCAGCCGTAACGCCCGAGGAGGTCATTGACAGCGTATTGCCGGACTTGGTCAGGCCTGTGCCCGCAGTGAGTTGTCCCAGACCGTTGAATTGCTGAAACGTCAACGCGGTAGTGCCTATGGTGATCGGGTTGTTGCTGGCAAGCACCCAACCTGAATCAGCGTAGGTAGTCCCTTCCTCAATAAAGGTGTACAGCCCGGAGGAGACCTCGCCTGCAGGAGAGTTGTCGGCGTCTGCAGTGCGTGTCCATGCGCCTGCGGCCACTAAATACAAACCGTTCTGGCTTGGAGTCGTCTGGTCTTTGACCAGCACTCTGTCACCTGCGATGAGCGCTACACCATCAATCGTCTGTGTTCCAGAGAGCGTGATGTTGGCTGTGGTGGCCGCGCGAACCGATGCTTTGAAGTCCAGTCCGGTGATGGCGTTGTCCACGTACTGCTTGGTTGCTGCGTGGAGTGCGTTGGTGGGGTCCGCCGCTAAAGTCAAAGCGCCAGTGAGCGTGCCACCGGTGAGCGCCAGTGCGTCGGTGATCCCGTAGCCAGACAGCGTAGTTGGCTTGCCGGTGACACTGGCCCAGGCGGGCGTCACTGTTACGGCTGTACCGATGGCGGTAATGCGGCCTTTTGCATCAACAGTGAATGGCGTCTGCGCCGTGACGCCGTTGTTGTAAGTCCCCGCCGTAACACCGCTGCTGGCCAGAGTCAGTGCAATCGCTGTTGTGCCTGAACCCGTTGCATCACCAGACACCGTGATGTTCTGGTTCGCAGTGAGGTAACCCGGATTTGAGCCGCCAGTCACGCGTCCCTTGGCGTCCACGGTGACGTTGGAATAGCTACCTGCGCCAACGCCACTGGCCGCCAGGGCCAGCACCACGCCACCCGACAGCGTGCCGGTGCCAGTTGCATCGCCACTGACTGCGAAGCTGTCAGCCTTCTTGGCAAAGACCCCCGAGCCAGCGGCGGCAGTGACAACACTGCCGGACTCGCCGATGAACAGCGTCTTGCTGACTTCGGACCAGGCCAGTTCCCCCACTGCCAGCGTGGGCGGCGTAGCGGTGGTGGCGGATCGTTTGATTTGAATGAGGTTGGGCATAAGGTTCTCCGTTGGAATTTAGAAATAGCCCGCGTCCAGGGCCAAGGTGCTGACATCAGGCAAAGGACCCGGCGGGCCGACCGCACCTTGGTCGCCCTTTGGACCTTGAGGTCCGGGAACGGTGAGCGTGACTTCGACCGAGGTGCTGTCCCATTGCGGCTGCAGGGTGAGGCTGACTTCTGTGGTGGCTGCAATCGTTGTGGTCATGGATCGGCCTCCATTTACTGGCTCACATCGGGCACGACCGGCACGATGAATGTTTCGGTCGATCGGACCGTTCCGCCGCCATGCACTTCGACATCGCAGTACAGATTGGCGGGTGCCGGGAAGGTGGCAGACTGCGCCGGATCGACCAGCGAAAGGTAAAAGCGGCCAGGGTTCACGGTCTGGTCGGGATCGATCGCCGCCGACAGATTGGCAACCAAACCTCCAACGCTGGTGCGCAGTTGGGATCGAATGGTTTGGTTGGTCAACTGGCTCGCCACACCGTTGATGCGGTAAACGCCAGACAAAGCGAAGGTATCGCCCCGCTTAAATGGAGGAGTTGTTTGGGGGAGCGTTGTTTGTGAAGTCATCTCAATATCCTTGAACGTAGGCGTCCACCGTCCCAGCGGTAGCAGCGCCGCTGGCGTTGAAACACTGGATAAGGGGACCCGAAATTGATTTATCGACCACGCGGGCCGTGGTGGCAGAGCCACCGTCAGAATGCAAAGTGAGACTCACGATCACCACGTTTCGCCAGCCGGTGCCAATCGACAAACGCGAACCGCCCGTTGCAATCTGTACATCCGGCAGGCGAATCGTTTTATCCGGCACATCGATTTGCGCCACCACCGAGCCAATCAAGCCCTGCAAATTGCTCTGATCTACATCGATGCGGAACTGGTAGGTCGTTCCTGCGTCAGCCCAAGCCCGACCCGGGAATGGCACATAGGCCACGTCCGAGGACTTCTTCCATGTGATCTTCCAGGCATATCCACTGACGGTGGCAGCGATCGTGAGGCTTCCACTCTCGGTGAATGTGACGCTACCGGTCCAGAAAATGGCCTGGTACTGAGGAACCAGAAACACGGCTGTGGTGTTGGTCCACAACTGCGCCGTGTCGTTGCTCCACATGCGCGATGAGTCGGGTGCCACCACCGGCGTCGTGTTGAGCGTGTAGCTTGCAAACACGTTCTCCACCGGCGCATCACCTAAGTTGCACGCAATGGCAGTGACGGTCAGACTCTCATTGCCGGTGGTGTCGACCGCCTTGATCAGAATCTGACCGGCTCCATAGGGAATCGTGACCAGATCCCAGGGCGAGACTGCCAGCAGGCCGGTGTGCAATTCCAGCGCGTCAGACCAGGAGCGACTGCCACCCGGCTGCCAGCGCACGCGGTAACCGGCAAGATCGATGTCGGTAACTGGCCCCCAGGTTAGGCGCTCGCCGTCCAGGCGCAGCCACGGGACATCGGACGGTGGTGCAGTTTTACCCACCACCTGAACAGTCCCCTGGCTCCATGCTCCGCGTACGCCGATCGAGTTGATTGCACGAATGCGCACGTTGTAGCTGGCTCCGTCTTGCACAGGTGACACCCAAGCCACACCCAGTTCGGCAGCAACAACGTCCACAGGCGACCATCCCAGGTCGGTCGTAGCTTGGGTCTGAACTTCGACCTGCCCCTTCTGTGCGTAGGCCTCGGTAGGTGCCGTCCAGCCCACGCGGATGCGGGAAATGACAGAGCCATCAGCCAGTCGCAGTAATTCAGATGTGCCGGAGGCCAGGGTGAGACCCAACACGGCAGGCACGCTGAACGGGTCTGGCAAATTGGACTGAGCGATGACGGCGGCAGGAGACAGAACTGCTTGCGTGTAAACACTGGCGCTGTATTCACGGGCCACCACATAGACCTCGTCGTTGTCCTTAATCTCGATCTGCATGATCCGAAACAGCTTGGCGCTCCAGCCCGGCGTTGAATGCGTGATCGGCACTACGTCCCCAACCTCGCAGCGCAAGCCTTCCTGAAAAGCGGAGAACTTCACCACCAAGCCGTAGCGGCTTTGGTTTAGGGTCAACTGACCGATGTTTTGCGCACGGTAGCTATTGGCCGTGAACGGCAGATCAATCTTGGCCTCCAGAATGAGGCCGTTATCGGTAGCACGCAAAGCTGTGGACTCGACCATCGCCAGATCAGGCTGCCACTTTTTGGCTGGGTTGTAAAACCCTGCGGTGACCCGGTTGTACTTGGCGCGTTTACCGGCCTGGCTTATGACCCAAGAGCCGGTAATGTTGCTCTCAGTAAACCCAAAGCTTGAGGCCGTGGTGGCAACGTCAAGCACCAACCGGTACTTGCCGCCGCTAAAAACCAGCATGCCCCGGCACGCGGTAAGCAAAGCGCGCACATTGTCATACGCGGTCTGGTTCGTGTCGATCGTTCCGTCGCAGGCGTAAGCCGCGTAGTTCACCTGGGCGAGCGTGTGCTGCCCAGACCCTGCTGAAGTCAGATCGATGGCCACACCTGCGTAAGCATTGGCCAGCGTGGTGGCGAGTTGGTAGCTGGTGTCAGTTGCCTTGATCGCGTAATAAGTTGTCCCTGCCACCAACGGGCTGGGCACGGTGGCGGTACTGCTCACCTTGACGCCATCCCCTGTGTCGATAGGTATCGGCTGGGCGAAAGTCAGCGCTTCAGTGGTGGTGCTGACAGTAAAGATGTCAGAGAAACTTGGAGCCGTTATCCGAATATCGCAGGCGTTCGCAGCTGCTGCAATGCTCGTGTCATCGATTGCGCTGGACGCAATACCACGACCGTAAATGGCGTTGCTCAAGTAGTCCCGGATGACGAGTGCCGGATTGTTGGAGTACCGGGTCTGGCCGTCGCGTGGGTCGTACAAAGTCCTGCCACGCACATCGGCGGTGATTGTGGGGAGGCCAGAGAAAGCGTTGCGGTCATATTTGAGCTTGACGTACAGGTAGGCGCAGTTGGAAAGTTTGCAGGCGCTGGTCCACTTGGGCACATCAGCGGTTAGTGCTGCATCGGCTGCTTCACCGGGTGTACCCAGATGCCTGGTGACAGTGAGCAGCCCCGTGAACTTGGCGTCCGTTGACAGCACATCGTCCAGATACACGTTGTCGATCGCGGTCACTGGGCCTTCTGAGAGCACCAGCACCAGATGCAGGTATTCGTTGCTGCTGCCGGAGACCTCAATGAAAACCCGTGTGCCACCCACCCGGCGGCGACCGTAAATCACTGGGATCGGGTCGACATTGCTCTGAGAGTTGATCAGGATGCCCTGCGCCTGGGCCGAAGACAGCGCCGACTGGGCGCTTGAGGGCGAGTTCGAGCCGATCAGTGACTGCACAGCCAGATTGGCAACACCCCCAGCGACAAGACCGGTCGCACCGCCGATGAAACTGGCAGTGGCAAGCGATGCGCCAAGAACGTCAGCCGCTGCAGCCGTGATGCCGGACTCAATGACCATGCCAAGTACAGCATCAGCCACCACCGCACCCACGGCCTCAGACACCACCGATCCAACGATGGCTCCAATGACGATGCCTGCCATTACCCGACTTCCCTGTGCCGAACTACCTTCGCGTACATACGCTCAACATCCTGGTAGCCCAGGTGTTCGAGCAGGCGACCGAAGTCTTTGGTCTGTTTGACGTGGTAATAAATTTTCTGCACGCCCTGGGCTTTGAGACCCATTTCGGCAAAGCGCAGCAGTTTCAGAACGACACGCCCGGCCCTTACCTCGGGTACGGCATACACAGCGCTGTTAGCGGCGACCAGTGCGTCCTGGTAATGGATGTGGGTCTGCACGATGAATGCGGCGTAGCCCACAATCACGCCATCACGTTTGGCGATGAAGGTGGCAAGCTTTCCGGCAGCATCGAGTTCGCCGTAGCGAGCCCAGTCAACGTTCAGACGATCGAGATCCTTCTGGCCGACTTCCTCGTACTCGCGTTCGGCCAATGCTTGAAGTTCTTTCGTAGCCATGCCGATGGGGATGCGCGCATACGTGTAGAAAGATCGTCCGCTATTCACAGTGATCCCCACTTGATTTCGCGGTTGATGTTGGTGATGAACTGAAAGCCCCGGTCACCCGGAAACCAGATCTGCTCTTCCGGGTCGTTGGTGTGCCTGCCAGGCGTGCGCTGGAAATCCACCCATTGCGAGCTGGCAGTCACTGCGATCGTGCAGGTGCCGTTGTTTGGGTCGTCGGAGATTTCCATGCTGTCAATCCGTCCATCGAACACCAGTAAAGGGTTGCTGATGATGGCCAGGCGGTAATCCAGAAAAGCCTTGTAGATGGCGATGCGCCGGTCGATATAAGGCTTGGACAGTGCAATCGAAATCCAGGTCTGATCCACTGCCGAGACTTGCACCGTGACATTGGGGATACTCATGTCACTGGTCTCTGACAGGCCGGAGAACCCGAGAAAGTGACCGTTTGCCGTGTAGGTATTGGTGCTCCACAGCACGTTGATCCAGGCGTCCGTCATACGGATGGTGCCGTCGTCAAACCAGGCCTCAACCAAATAGACAGGCTGGTTGCTTGACTTGAGGATCTCGGCGATGAACTCTGAACTTGCTCCACGATCCATAAAAATTGACCTTAAAAGGCCTCCACCAACTGCAAGCTGAAGTTGTAAATCGACCCCGGAGCCACGGCAGACTCCATCGTGTCCGTACCCAAAGCCAGCGTGAACGGCACGTTGCGCACGGTAATCACTGCGCCGTCGGCAGGAACAGCCAGTAAGGCAGGCTCAATCGCCACGGTTGCCAGGCCAAAGGCATCGGCATTCACATCAGCAGTGACCATGTAAACCTTGGTCTGGCCAGTAACGCCAATGAAGTCACCCGCTTTAAGTGCGCCGGAAAGACCTGCCGTCCAGCCGCGCGTGGAGA